CAACCTTGAAGAGCAGGTTAATGCCACAATCGCTGATAACGTTGCACTTAAAGAGCAAGTTGAAAAACTTAATCGTACCGTTATCGTTAACGAAGCTTCTGCCGGTCTTTCTGAGGCCCAAGCTGAAAAGCTTAAGTCTTTGGTATCTGATGTCGATGCCGACGATGCTGATGCATTCGCTGCAAAAGTTGAGTCTGTAAAGGAATCATATTTTAAGACTAAAGTAACCTCAAATGATGCTACTGAAGAAGCAATTGTTGAAGGAACAGACCAAGAGGTCGAAGTTTCTGGATCAATGGCTCACTACTTAGCAGCACTTAACAAATAATCCATAGGGAGAAACTAATCATGTTTACTACTGATAAACTTCTCGAGAAATGGAACCCAGTACTCGACGTAGATGGCGATTTGAAAGATCGTTATAAGCGTGGTGTAACTGCTACTGTTCTCGAAAATACTGAAAAAGCTCTTGCTGAAGAGCGTGGTCACGGCCAGTTCCAACTGAACGAAGCCGCTCCAACTAACGCAACTGGCGGTAGCATCGGCAACTGGGATCCAATTCTGATCTCTTTAGTACGTCGTTCTATGCCTAACCTTATTGCTTATGATATCGCTGGCGTTCAGCCAATGACTGGTCCAACAGGACTTATCTTTGCAATGAAATCTAAGTACGGCACACAGGGTGGTGATGAGGCTTTCTTTAACGAAGCTGATACTGACTTCTCTGGTGTTGGTTCAGGACACCTTGGTGGTTCTTCATCTCTCGTAGGTGATATTAACCCTCCAGGTCAATCTGGCCAATCTTCTGCAGACGCTAACTCAGATGGCGTTGAAGACGTATTTGGTGCAGGTCAGCCTGCTGCTACAGCTAAGGCTGAGGCTCTTGGTGATGGCTCTGTATCCGGTATGGGTACTGGTGGTCACTTTAATGAAATGGCATTCTCAATCGAAAAAGCAACCGTTACTGCAAAGTCACGTGCGCTTAAGGCTGAGTACTCCATGGAATTGGCCCAAGATCTTAAAGCAATCCACGGCTTGGATGCTGAATCAGAGTTGGCAAACATCTTGTCTGCTGAGATTCTTGCAGAAATTAACCGTGAGATCGTTCGTACAGTTAACGTAAAAGCCAAGCGTGGTTCTCAGCAAGCTGATATCACTGCTGCTGGTACTTTCGATGTTAACGCTGACTCAGATGGCCGTTGGTCAGTTGAGAAGTACAAAGGTCTTTTAGTCCAGACTATGCGTGAAGCTAATGTTATTGCTAAAGAAACACGTCGTGGTAAAGGTAACTTTATCCTGTGTTCTTCAGACGTAGCTGCTGCACTGAGCGCATCAGGTATGCTTGACTATACACCTGCTCTTGCTGGTAACGCTAACCTTACTGTAGACGATACAGGAACAACTTTCGCCGGTACACTTTCAGGTGGAATGAAGGTCTATATCGATCCATATGCAAACGTAGATTATATCAACGTCGGTTATAAGGGTGCAAATCCTTATGATGCTGGTCTTTTCTACTGCCCATACGTTCCATTAACAATGGTTCGTGCAGTTGGTGAGAACACCTTCCAGCCGAAAATCGGCTTCAAGACACGTTACGGAATGGTTGCAAACCCATTCGTTGGTTCAACACCAGGTAACGACACAGGTACCAATGCTACTAACCAGTACTATCGTATCACAAAAATTACAAACATCCTTTCATAGGTCTTGTAATTCAATATTGAGAAAGGCGGCCTTCGGGTCGCCTTTTTTGTTTGTATAAATAGATCTATAGGAGTTAAGAATGCCGTATAATATATCTGTAGACTTTAAAGATAATCTCAATCAAGGTAGTGTTGCTGCTTTGAACTTTGTGAATCCGACTGCGTTCAAGCTAGTGATTGATTCACAAAAGTATAAGAATGCTCAGTTTATGGCCCAGACTATTGCTTTGCCTGATATGTCTGTAACTGGTGCTGTGTTCAATACAAGAAACCGTAATATTGTAGAAGCTCCAGATAAAATTGAATATGGTCAGTTCGATATGACTTTTCTTATTGATGAGTATCTTCTTAATTACAAAGAGTTACATGACTGGATGCTAGGTCTTGTAACTGAAGATGATCAAGGTGTTCGTAAAGAAAGAGATATGACATTACAAATTTTAAGTAGTCACAACAATGTAATATCTGAAATTCAGTTTACAAATGCAATTCCAATTAACTTAAGCTCTTTGCCGTTTGATGTTAAATCAACTGACGTAGAATACTTAACTGGCAATGTGACCTTCCAATATAACTACTTCAAATTCCTTACGAAAGGGTTTAACGGAGGAGTATAAATAATTTTACATAATGAGGTGAATGATGAACTTAGATGATATATTTGCAATGTGGAAAAAGGACTCTCAAATCGATGAGAATAACCTAGATCAAGCCACGCTTGAGAATGCTAAACTGCACTCAAAATACTTAGAACTACACTCCAATGCTAAACTACAAGTTAAGCGTAAAGAACTTGCTTTCAAGATCTTACTCAAAGACAAGTGGTTATGGTATAATGGAAAGATGACTCAGTCTGAAATGGAAGAAAAAGGCTGGAGTTTTGACCCACTTAATGGACTTAAAATATTGAAAGGTGAGATGGACTACTATTATGATTCTGACAAAGAGATTCAAGAAGCCCAAGCTACTATTGAGTATTGGAAAACGATTGAAGAAGCTTTGAAAGAAATTATGGATACTATAAAATGGCGTCATCAGTCTGTTAAAAACATGATTGAATGGCGGAAGTTCACCTCAGGTGTCTAATGCCCACAATCATAAAGATTAAGAAAAAGAATCATGCAATGATAGTGATTGATTCAGAACCAAGTGTTTTGAACGAGCTATCTGACTTCTTTACATTCTATGTTCCTGGATATAAGTTTATGCCAGCATATAAGAACAAGGTATGGGATGGAAAGATACGGTTGTTTGATATAAGAACTCATGAGTTATATGCAGGTCTCTATAGGTATGTAAAGGAATTTGCAAATGCTGAAGGTAGAGACTATGCTATTGAGTTAGAGCATGATAATTATTATGGTTACCCAGAAACAACTGGTGAGCCTGATATGAGTTTCTTAAGTGATTATACACTCACTGATAATAAAGGCCAAAAGATCGAACCAAGAGATTATCAGATTCGTGCAATAGAACATGGTCTTAGAACTAAATCAGCAATGTTGATATCACCTACTGCATCTGGTAAATCGCTTATTATCTATTGTCTTATGAGATGGTATTTAGAAAATCATGATAAAAAGGTTTTGATTGTAGTACCAACAACATCTCTTGTTGAACAAATGTATTCAGATTTTGCTGCCTATGGTCAATATGATGATGGTTATGATGAAGCAATATGTCAAAGAATATATTCAGGTGCGCCTAAACATAACAATCCCGCAAGGGTTATTATATCAACTTGGCAATCAATCTATAAACTGCCTGGTACTTGGTTTTCTCAATATGGTGCGGTATTTGGAGATGAAGCACATAACTTTAAAGCTAAATCATTAACTAGTATTCTTACAAAACTACGAGATGCTGAATATAGATTTGGAACAACAGGAACATTAGATGGAACACAAACTCATAAACTAGTACTTGAAGGATTGTTTGGTCCTGCCTTTTATGTTACTACAACCAAAACTTTAATGGATACTAATGATCTTGCACAATTAGATATTAAAGTACTATTGCTAAAGTATAAAGACGAGCACTGTAGAATAGTGAATAAATATAAGTATCAAGACGAAATAGATTGGATCGTAAGATACGAAAACCGTAATAACTTTATTTCTAATCTTGCTCTTGATCAAGATGGTAATACACTTGTTCTATTTCAATTCGTAGAGAAACATGGGAAACCACTATATGATATGATTTTGAATAAGGCACATAAGAGAAGAAAAGTCTTTTATGTATCTGGTGAAACGAATACTGATACTAGAGAACACATTCGTAAGATAACGGAGGAACAGAAAAATGCTATCATTGTCGCATCTCTGGGTACTTTTAGTACCGGTATTAATATTAGGAATCTACACAATATTATCTTTGCTTCACCTTCAAAGAGCCAGATCAAAGTTCTTCAATCAATTGGACGAGGATTAAGGAAGAGTGATGATGGTAAGAATACCATATTGTATGATATTGCAGATGACTTACATTGGAAGAGTTCTAAAAACTATACACTTTTACATGCAGCGGAAAGAATTAAAATATACACTAAAGAACAATTTACTTTTAACATTATAGAGATACCATTACCATGACATACAGTTTAGACGATATTAATATTCAGTTGTTCAAGCTATCATCAGGAGATGAAATAATCTCTTTGGTGTATGAAGAACCAGAAGGAATACTTATTGGATTAGAATCTCCCTTACTTCTTCATGTAAAGGTGACAGCTCAAAACCATTCATATGCATTTAGTGATTGGTCACCAATGGCTAAAAATAGAGGTAGGATTACCTTAAATCCAAGTCATGTAGTTTCTCAAGCAGAAGCAGATGATGAAATAAAAGAACGGTATATCCGAATGTGTTTACGCATGCGAGAAGATGAAGAGGATTTTGAAGAAGAAGAAACTGATCAATTAAGAGACGATCAATTAGAATTGTACAGGTCTATGATACCTAAGAAAGTATCGATACATTAGTATACTCCCTCTCTCCCCTAACACTCTATTATTATATCACATATTTGCTGAGATGTAAACGGCTTTCTGCAGATTTTGTGAAAATAATTTAGTCATCTTTTTCCTTTACAAGTGATTGAAACTGTGTTATAATAACTGTATTAATAATGAAATAAAGGAAACATAAATGGATATAAATCTACAAACCCACTTCAGGGATTTTCAATCAATCACGGATATTGACCTTAAAATCAAATACCTTAAGGACAATATGGACGACTTGTCCACATACAACATTCACGTTCCTAATCTAATTACGGCATGGGAATCTAACTCTTGGCCATGGAATAGGCCTAAACAACTAGGGGAGTCTGAAACGGTATGAAACCAAAACAAAAACCACACTATGTAAATAATAAAGAGTTTTCACAATCTGTGGTTGACTATG